TGGATTAATAAAATTATTACAAATCAGATGAAAAATATATTGCGGAATAATTATTCAAACTTCGTAAGACCGTGCTTAAGTTGCCCTTTTAACTTGCATATGGACTGTAATGACGGAAAAGGGGACTGCTCTTTCACTAAGAGTGGAGCGCAGGATGCAAGTTGCCCTTTGTTTGCAAAATGGGAAAGAACTAAAAAGTCTGCATACGACATAAAAATGGCAGTCTCCATAGATGGTACTTCGCACGAGGCCCACTCTATATCAAGAAAAGAATATGATATTGTTATGGCTGAAGGGAGGTTGCATGAAGAAATGAAACTTCAGCTTGGAGATCGACAGTACAAGGTCTACGATTTACTTTATATTCAGCATAAAGATGAAGCTGTAGTTGCAGAAGAAATGGGCTACAAAACTTCTGAGTCTGGGAGGAAAGCGGGTTACAAGCAAATAAAAAATTTAAAAAAACAATTTAAGGAGAGGGCGAGGAAAATCATGAACACAAGGGATATATTTATAGATGAAACAGGTCATTGAGCTTAGTGAGGATCAGGAAGGTTTTATTGATCAAAATTACGAATCTATTACCGACTTAATTGAAATGACTAGAGCAGTCTTTATGGACGAATCCTTAGATGGACGTACTAAAGAAGGTAGAGCGGTAAGGGCTTATTTAGTTAAGAAAGGCGCAAACTTTAGCACAACGAAAGCTAAGCCAGCTAAAGAAATAAATCTAAGTGAGGAGCAAAAAAATTTCATAAGAGAGTATTCTTCTGATGGAATGAATTCCTTTCAAGTTGCAAAAATTATTTTCTCCAATGAAAATATAACTCCTTTAAGTAAAGAGACTATAGTGGTTACTCAGTACATCAGGGACGAAATGCCCGAAAGTCTTTCCGTGGAAGACTCAGCGAGAGGGTTGGAATACTGTCCTCCTTGTTCGACGCTAGCGATAATGAAAAAAATAAACGAAACTGCAAGAGTTGACCTTTCAGAGGGAAAGATGACTAGGAGCGAAGAGATGTGCCTAGCTTCAACTATAAACGTATTGAATTCTCCTAGATTTTTACATCAAATCAATAGTTATACTGATATAAACGACAGGAAGTTATTCGAGGCTGAAATGGTTCGGTCAACTTGGGACAAATACGATTTAACGACTGACGAAATTAATTTATATATAAACGTATGTATGGATTACATTAACCTTAAGCAAATAGAGAAGCAAAAACTAAAATTAAATGAAATGTTTGATGACGCCGAAGGAAGTAATGATTTTACTATTAGATTAACTGAAATTTTAAAAACAAAAAGTGAAGAGTACAATCAATGCGTAGGAAGAATTGACAGGGTTATAACCAAGCTTCAAGGAGATAGAGCAAAAAGACTTAGTTCTAAGCATACCCGAACGGCAAACGTTCTCTCTTTGGTTAATTTATTTCAAGAGGAGGAAGAGCGCAAGATTATGGTTAAGATGGCTGAAATGCAAAATTTAATAATCGAAGAAGAGGCGGATAAGATAGAAAGTATGCCTTCGTGGAAAGCTAGAATACTTGGAATATCTAAAGGGGATGCTATATGAATGGCGAGGGCGAAAAGTTAGAATGCAAGGAGTGCGGCGAAAAATTTAAGTCAGAAAGATCTCTTCATGCTCATATTAAAAAACACAACTTAACTGTAGCAGAATACTATACTAAATTTTACCCAAGACTCAACATATTAACTGGAGAGCCTTTATCTTTTAAGAGTAAGTCAGATTACTTTAATAAAGATTTTGCTTCAAGATCTCAAATGATTAAGTGGCTTGATCAACAAAACGGGTCCGAGTCCTCTAAGGAATATATTATTAAAAAGTTAAAGGAGAGAATAGAGTCGAAAAATATGGAAAAGGCTCCTTGCAGTATAGATCTTGATTTGTCTGAAATGCCTCCTTTGGACTTCTACAGGAGAGCTTTTGGGAGTTATGGTAAAGTTTGCTCTACGTTGAAGGTTTCTCCCACTTATTCCGAGCCAATAGCTAGAGGTTTTTTTGATGAAAATATTAAATATGATAATATGAAAATATTCATAGATACAAGAGAGCAGAAACCTTTAACTTTTCCTCGCTCAGAAGCATTAAAGTTAGATTTCGGAGATTACACTGTAGGCGGGGATGATTATTCTTATACTTATGTAGACAGAAAAAGCGGTTCAGATTTTAAATCAACACTTTCTGTTGGGTTTGATAGGTTCAAGAAAGAGCTTGATCGGACCAGAGAATTTAATAGTTTCTTGTATGTTGTTGTAGAGAGTAGTATAGAAAAGATCGCTAAGGATAATTCGTTTGCTCCTCACAAAGTGAACCTTTCGTATATATTTCACAACACAAAAACGCTTGCTAGGGAATACTCTGACGTCTGTCAGTTTTTATTCTCTGGCGGAAGGAAGGCTTCTGAATTTTTAATACCAAGGCTTCTTGGGTTCGGTAAAGAGTTGTGGCGTTGCGATTTACAGTATTATATTGATATGAGAATTAAAGAAAAGAAAAATAAATGAGTTGGGAGCAAGGAAATCAAGTTTCAAGAAAATCCTTTGCAGAGATAAATAAAGAGATTCTGAATACAAAAGGTTATATTGACGATAGAGAAGCTAAAATTTTACTTTATAAGTTTTTACGAAATAATACTACTTTTGCTACAGATTTACTTGCAGGGGTAAAATTATTTCCTTTTCAGCATATGGCTGTAAAATCTATGTTTCAGACTGATTATTTTCTAGGCGTATGGAGTAGAGGTATGTCGAAATCTTGGACAACTGGAGTTTTTGCAGTTATGGATGCAATACTAAACCAGGGAGTTCAAATAGGGATTTTATCTAAATCGTTTCGGCAAGCTAAAATGATTTTTAAAAAAATTGAAGACATAGCAAACAAGCCTGAGGCTGCATTACTTTCTCAGTGCATAACTAAGACTTCTAAGACGAATGATCAGTGGACGCTCACGATTGGTGATAGCCAGATACACGCATTACCTTTAGGGGACGGAGAAAAGCTTAGGGGTTTTAGGTTTCATAGAATTATTATAGATGAATTTTTGCTTATGCCTGAGCGAATTTACAATGAGGTAATTATCCCTTTTCTTTCTGTTGTAGAAAATCCTACACAAAGAGAAGATTTGTATAATCTTGAAACTAAAATCATTGAAAGAGGAGAGATGTCTGAGTCTGATAGGTACGTATGGCCAAATAATAAACTTATCATGCTATCTTCCGCTTCGTATAAGTTCGAGTATATGTATAAGGTTTATGAGCAGTTTGATAATCTAATACAAATAGGTAATAAGAGTCCTACTGAGGCGAATAGGGTTATCATGCATTTCAGTTATGATTGCGCTCCTCAGCAGCTTTATGATCAAAACCTTATCAAACAAGCTAAAGCTTCAATGAGTCAGTCTCAATTTGATAGAGAATTTGGCGCGGTATTTACAGACGATAGTTCTGGATATTTTAAGACTTCAAAAATGGCAGAATGTACCGTGCAGGAAGGCCAGTCACCTAGCGTAGAAATATGCGGAGATTCTAATTCAAAGTATTTGCTTGCGTTTGACCCTAGTTGGGCGGAGAGCGAGAGCAGTGATGATTTTGCAATGCAAGTTTTTAAATTAAACGATGACAAGAAACAAGGAGTGCTTGTTCATAGCTATGCTCTTGCAGGAACGCCTATGCGTAAACATATAACATACATGCATTATATTCTTACGTATTTTAATATTGTTGCAATCGTTGGGGATTATAACGGAGGTGTGCAATTTTTAAGCGCCGCGAATGAAAGTGCATTATTTAAAAAAAGTAAGATAAAAATAGAAACAATAGATTCAAACTTCGATGATATAGAGAATTACCAGAAATCCTTGATCGATGCAAAAGGGCAATACAGCCTTGAGTCAAAAAAAATATGCGTCCTAAGGAAGCCTACTAGTTCTTGGATAAGAAGGGCTAACGAATTACTGCAATCAAATTTTGACCATAAAAGAGTTTGGTTTGCATCAAAGGCTATAGATGAATTTTATTCAGCGCAAATTAAGAAAAATGTTCCAATTAAAAATTTAAAGTTCTCCACCGTTATTGATAAAGAGAGTCAAGGGAATAAAGCAAAGATTATAGATTTTGTTGAGCATCAAGAAGATATGATTCAGTTGACAAAAACAGAATGTTCGCTTATTCAGATTACTACTTCACCTCAAGGGACTCAAACTTTCGACCTGCCCCCTGCCTTAAAAAGACAAACGGGGCCAGAGAAAACTAGAAAAGATAGTTACTCCGCCTTAATTCTTGGCAACTGGATGATAAAAACATACTATGACATGATGGATGCCAAAAGAGAAGGCATTGCAACTTTTACGCCTATGTTCATTCGTTAATTGAAAAAAAAATTAACGGCCATATTATTAATATGGGTTTATATTATGAGTGCGGGGCTGGTCTTGTCCCAGCGTATTTTGCTAGGGCTAATTTTGGCGCAGACGCTTATCTTTTTTCATCTGGGCCATCATTATCAAAGCTAGATCTTTCTGTTTTTGATAACGCTCCAATCTATAAAGTTGGAATAAATACCACTTATCCAAAAATTAAGCCTGACCTCTGGGTTGGTATGGATTATCCTAAATGTTTTAACTCTAAATTGTGGAACGAGCCAATACCAAAAATATTGCGATATTCATATAATAGGCATTCTGTTAAC